GCCCCGGCACCGGCGGCGGGGAGGCCGACGTCAGGAACGCCGCGGCGAGGACCAAGAGCGCGAAGGGTGCGCGCCTCACGGCGTCGTCACCAGCTGGACGAAGGGATGCGAAACGCCGTTTAGGCTCACCGCGTAGCATTGAAGCGCGTATTCCGTCGCGGTATGAAGGCCGATCAGCTTCCCGGTGTAGCCGAATGGGATCACGGCCGTCCCACGCTTGTTAGCGATCTCGCCGGCGCGATGTGTCCCCCCGTCCGGGGTTCCGAGATTGCGCGCGACGGCGCTCTCTGCCCCCGTCGGGCAAGCCGGGTCGGTGCTCGTCTTGTCGTCGTCAACACATTGCGCCGAGCAAACTGCGTAGCAATCTTGACCGTCGCCCGTGCAGTAGCCGAGGGTTCCGTCGGCGCCGTTGACGTAGGTTCCAATGCTCGGCGTGATCTCGACGGAGGTCGCGGTCAGGTTCGCGTAGGTGAAGCTCGGCCGCGCCGGACGATTCGCGAAATCCTGCACGAAGAGCGGCCCGTAGAACTCCGCGTCGTCGAGAACGTTGTTTCCTGAGACGCCCGTTGTCGTCTTCATCCAGTTTACGATGGTTCGGAAGAGCGCCTGATGACCGATGCCCGACAGGTGCAGGTAGGGAATCCAGCCGCCGCGGGAAGACAGCACCTGGTCTTCCGCCATGTAAACTTTCGAGTTGTCGCGATTTACCTTCCCTGCGCCGTCGCCATAGTCGATCAGGTTCGAGGTGCCGCACGCGACGCCGCCCGGGTCGGGGTACGTGGTTCCGCTCCCCGCGCAGGCCTCCTGATAGGCCGCGTTCGTCGATTCGCAGAAATCGGTCCCGACGCAGGTAGTCGCGTTGAGCTCCGCGGTTAGGCCGTCGGTCGTCGTGCCGCCCGTTTCGACGATGGCCTCGACACAGCTCGCGTAGGTCCCGGAGAAGCCGGCATAGACCCCCATCAGGCCCGGGCTGGTCACGTGCCATGCCCGGATCGAGCGCGCCTCGAGGCCCGCCATCACGTATTGAAGATTTGCCAGGGTGTTCGCGAAGGTGCAGGCGCCAACGGGCGCGCCGGCAGGATTGAAGCTTCCGCCCGAGCCGTGTCCGCACGCGACCACACAGTCATTTGTCCCGATCAGGAGCACGACGTCGGTCACGCCGGGACGCGTGTCGACGTATTCAAGGACGTCGGTATCGGATCCCGAGCCGAACATTTCGCCCGTCGTCGTCGCGAACAGGTAGCCGACGCGCATGGAACTTTGCGCGGTGAGCCGGCCGGCCAGGCGCCCGCGCAGCCCGTTCGGGAACGCGCTCGGAGCGAAGGCCGCCTCGTCGAACAGGTTCCCCATCGCGTAGGAGTCGCCGACGACGAGGATCTCCCGGCCCGGCTGCGTTCCGAGGTTCGGCCGGACCCGGAGGATCGTCGTCGAGTCGCTGCAATTCGCCGCGGTGCAGAGCCAGAGCGACGTCCTGTCGATATGCGGTGCTCCGGTGTTCTGCACCACGCAGAGATCCCCGCGGCGCATGGTCCCGCTCGGCGCCTGGCAATTCGTCTCGTATCGAACCCGGTTGGTCGCGAGGCGCTCGCAGCCCGGCGGCATGACCCAAATTTTCCCGGTGCTCGCGTGCTTCCGAACCACCTGCGCCACACACATTCGATGGGAGAGAGCCGTCGACGTGCACGCCGCGAGGCCCCCCGTCTGACCGACGCAGAGAAAGTCCCCGGCTTCGTAGGCGCTGGTATTGAGCGAGTCGAGGTAGCCGCGCGTGACGATTTGCGCCGTCTGCCCCGCGGTGTAGGCCGCGAGGGATACGCCGAGCAGCGCCTGATTGAAAATGAACCCGGCTTGCGGATACTGCGCTTCCGCCTTCCACACGTGCGGCTCGCCGGCCGCGCCGCCCTCGGCGCCGCTTTCATAGTTGACCGCCACCGGATCGCCCTTCGCGAGGGTGACCCCCGTCGAGACGATCGCGACGCGTTGATCCTTCCCCAGCTGGATCAGCGCATCCGACGCGTTGCTGACGCCCTGGACCGCCGTCGGGAGGGTCACGTTCGCGGCGCTCGGCGTGATCGTCGGCTCGGTCTTCCCCGTGATCCGCCCGTCATTGTCGTAGGTCGGGACGCAGCTCGCGGTCGCGCTGCCGCACGTGGCGCCCGTCGTCGTGTTGACGAGCTCGGCGCTGCCGATCGTGCTCGCGTCGACGTTGAAGGTCGCGCCCGAGTCGGAGACGGTGATATCTCCCTTGTCGCCGTCCGAGAGCCCCCCGCCGCCGAGCGTGCCGCCGCCGAACGCGCGCCACTGAGGGACGCCGTCCACCGGGACATAGATGCAGATTGCCGGCAGGTCGCCGACCTCGAGGGCGTCGAGCGCCGTGCAGCTCTCGGAGTCGGAAATGCGGCACGTGCGGCCCGGGGTCGCGAGGCAGGGCGCGGTCCCGAGGTTTGCGAAGGTGCTCGTCGGGATCTCGGAGAACGCTCCCTTCGCCCAGGAAGATTCGAGGTCGTCGTCGAGCGCCTCGATCTTCACCTTGTCAGCGTCGTACTCCGTCTTCGCAAGCGAGCCCACCGGAAGCAGCGCCGCGGCGACCGCGAAGAGAGAAGCGAGAGCACCGCGCCACATCACGTCACCTCCGCGGCCACGGCGTCGACCGCCGGGCTCCATAGGTCGAGCTCCGTGGAAAACACCTGGCACTTGACCGGGCTCCCGCCGGAGGGCGGGGAGACTGTCACGACGTCGCCCGGCTCGAGGGCGTAGGCGACGGGCATCGGCCAGGGCCCTTCGTAGGAGCTGCGCATTTCGGCGCGCAGCTTCGCCTGCCACCCGAGCCAGTCGATCGCCGTCGCCTTGTCGCGCACGAGGAGGAGGAAAAAGGCCGGGTGCGTGCGCGCTCCGCCGGCCGTCTCGAGGGCGTCGAGGGTCGACTCCGGGAATAGCGGGACGTCGCTCTCCTCGGGGTCCGCCCGCACCACCTGGCGGAAGGCCCGCTCGTCGGAGCCGAGGCTCGCGTCGAAGTCGAAGAAGGCCCGGAGCCGGGTCGCGAGCTCGTCTCGGCCGCGCAGCGTCTCCGTGAGCTCGCGGAGGTCCTCTACCGCGGCCACCGCGGCGCCGAAGTCGAACGTCAGGTTGGCGGCGAAGAGCCGGTACAGGGTCGCGCCCGCCCCTTCGGAGACGCAGGCCTCGGCGCGCTGCGCGAAGGCGAGGCCCTGCCACCACTCGTCGAAGCTCTCGCCGAGCCCCACCAGGTTCCCGGCGAACACCAAGCCCGCGATCGTCGCCGCGTCGAGCGCCGCGTTGTCGAGGGAGGTGTAAGGGATCCCGGCCAGCTCGCCGGCGACGAAGCGCATCACGTCGGGGATCGTTTCCATCATCTCGCCCGCGGCCTGCCGGTAGCCGCGGTCGTCCTGTTCCGCGATCCGAAGGTGGGCGCCGCCCGTCACCGCGCCGCCCCAGGAGGCCGGCTCGAACAGGAAGGAGTCGTGAGCTGACTCGGCGAGCTCCTCCCCGGAGCCGTGCCCGCCGTTCGTCCCGTACTCGATCTCGACGTGGTGCGAGGCGTCGACCAGGTCGGAGAAGAGGAGAACCCAGTAGGTCAGTGCGTTGTCGAGCGCGAGGGATTGCTGCAGGAAGCCGGAGTCCATCTGCCCAAAGCGCCCGATCGCGTAGTGAGCGCGGATCTCGTCATCGCTGAGCTGATGCTCGTAGACCGCCACCTCGGAGACAGCCACGTTCAGGAACTGCGCCGCCGAGCCGTCGGAGCCGAAGCTCGTCACGCCGGCCGAGTAGGAGGTGACCGCCGTCGCGTTCTGGTAGACGCGAACGCCGTCGGCCCACACCGCCCAGCTGACCCCGTCGTGGGTCACGACGAGGTGAACCCAGGAGCCGACGGGCATCGTGTAGCCCGTCGCGCTGTTCGTCCCGTTGCGCCGCAGCTGAAGAGCGTTCGCGGCGCCGACGTTGAGCCCGAAGCCCGAGCTCCCGGCGTGGCTCCCGTTGTGCCAGATCACGCCCTGGTCCGTCGACAGAAGCTTGGCCCAGCACTCGACCGCAACCAGCGTATTCCGGGTCGTGAGCGGCGAGAGGACGGAGGCGAGCTCGTCGTTAGACCCGTCGAAGGAGAGCGCGCCGCCCGAGGCATCCGAGACGTTGATCCCCGTCACCTCGGTGACCCCGGTGCCGACGAGCGCGCGGCCGCCCGGTAGCTCGGGCTGCGTGTTCGCCGGCGAGCCGCCGAATTCCTTGAATCGGTAGAAGTGCGCCGGGCCGGCCTCGAGGATGCGCGTCCGGTACGAGAGCACCTTGGCCGTCGAGGCCACCCGCTCCTCGAAGGTGGTTTCGAGATCCGACGCGACGATCTGCCCGACGAAGAGATCCGGCGCGCCGGCGACCGGGAGGCCCCCGCTGTTCGTGTGCAGGTACACCGTGATGAGGCCACGCGGGTTCCCCACGCGCCGAAGCCACGCGCTCACCTGGCCGTAGTCGTCGTCGACCGCCGGGGTGAAGCTGGCGGCGCGCCATTGCTTCCCGCTCGTGTCGCCGAGCTTCGCCGCGCTGGCCGACGTCGTTGCCTTCAGCTCGGTCGCAAGCGGCACCTGCGGCACGACGAGGCCGCGGCCCGAGCCGAAGAAGGAGAGCCCCTCGCCCGAGCCCGGGCCCTCGACCTCGACCTCGACCGTCTGGTCGATATCCGTCGCCCCGGGACCGCCGCCGCCGCCGCCGCCGACGTCGGTAACGAGCTCGTACTCGAGGCCCCAGTCGTTCAGCTCGAGCGCGAACGCTCCGCCCTTCCCGTCGTCGGTGGCCGTCTCGAACTCGACCTTCGCGACGCCCGAGAGGTCGGCGAGCTCGGTTCCCGACGGAGGGGTCTTCCAGCTTCCGTACACCCGGACCGCCGTCGCGGTCCCGTCCACCTTGTTGTGCACCTGGTAGCCGTTCGTGATCCCGGGAACGCCGTGGACGTACATGATCACGCCGGCGGCCCCGCCCGTTTCGTTCAGCGAAACGTCGAGATCGACGAAGGCGCGCCAGCGCTTCACCTCGCCCGAGGGGTAGCTGCCGGCGCCCGTCCAGGAGCTGCGGAGCCATGAGAAGAGATACGCGATGACGCCGGTGTATTCGCGGCCCGACCAGTCCGGCGTCGACGTCCCGGTGTTCGACCAGGTTCCGTCTTCTGCGCCGTGGTCGGTGAAGGTCGCCTGCGTGTCCGGCTTGTGGAACGCCATCAGGTCGCCTCGAAGGCCGGCTGCGAGGTGACCGTGGTCGAGCGCCGGATCTTCGCGAAAAGGACGCGCAGCTTTGCCGCCGGGAGGGTGAGCGTGGCGCCGTCCGCCTCCGTGCTCGTGAACTCGAAGAGGTTCGTCCCGACGCGCACCAGGCCGCCCGGCGTGGCGACCCAAACGCTGTCCACGGCCTTGATCGGCGCGCCGGCGACGCCGAGCACCAGGTCGCGCAGCTCGACGACGGAGGCGCCGGCCTGGTGCGCCGAGGCCTTGGTCCCGGACTGAGCCCGGGCGCTGATCGCCGCCACGTTCCCCGTCCGCCCGGAGAAGCGGATCTCTTCCCCGTCGACCCAGGCATCGAAGGTGCCCGCGGCCGGGAAGCGCGTAGCATCGGAGAGGATCGCGTTCCCCGTCTGCCCGACGGTGATCGCCTCGGCGAGCGTCGTCTGGCCCCCACATTCGAGGTTGAGGAGGGGGACCTTCTCGAAGCGCCCGATCGGGTAGGGGTAGACGGCGCCGACGTCCTTCGGGTCGACTAGGTCGCCGAACGCGTGGCGGAGCTGCAGGTCCGGCGCCGGCGCCGCGAAGACGAGGGAAATCACGCCCCCCTCCTCGCTCGCGCTGACCAGGTCGCCCCGGTAGACAAACGTATGATCCGGGCCCGCGAGCTTCGGCGCCGTCGCCGGCGTCGCGACGAGCATCCGGGACACCTCGATCGAAGCGCCGCGCAGGTTCTTCGTCTTCAGGTCCGACCAGGTGCGCGTCCCGGTCTTCCGGTTCCCGATGCGATCGTTCGTCACCGCGAGGGTGAAGCGCGCGCCGCCCACGACGCCCAGCTGCCGCAGAATCCTCGAGGTCCCCTGGCGCAGGATCTGCGCCTGGAAGAAGCGCTCGGCGCCGTCGTAGGAGTAGTGCCCCTCCCAGCTCGACCAGTAGTAGGTCGCCTGGACCGTGCCGGCGGCCTTGTTCGTCCAGGTGCGCAGCACGGCGAAGACGACGGGGATCGTCGCGGGGCGCGCAGCGAGCGCGGCCTGCGTAGCGCTCAGCGCCAGCATCAGACCGTCTCCCGGAAGACGAAGGAGGGCCCGAAGGCTTCGCCCGCGAACGCCGGCGCCGGCGAGTCCTGCACCCGGCCCTCGAGCTCGCCGAGGACATAGATCGGCTTCGCGGCCGAGTCGGGGCGCCAGTACCACAGGGGGAGCCCGAGATCGAGGAAGGAGATCAGCTCGTCGAGCAGCGTGAGATCCGCGCCCCGGTAGCGGCTCGCCTTCGCCCGGATCTCACTCTGCGCCGCGCCGTAGAGCGTGGTCACGTAGCTGCGCGCCGTGCGGCGCGTCTCGGCGTTCCGGACGGGCCGGTCGTCGTAGCCAGGATCCCAGCCGCGCGTCGGGATCCGCACGCGGGTGAAGAAGAGCTCGCCGAACTCGTAGACCGCCGAGGGCCCGCTGACGCTGAGCCGGAGGTAGCGGTGCGTGCTCGAGGTCAGCGCCAGGTCGATGGCGCCGGCGCCCGGCGCAGCCACGGTCCCGAGCTGCACCTCCTCGCCTCCGAAGGCGCCCGTCGTGCTCCGATGCACGGTGAGCGTGGCGGCGCCGAGGTTGTGGCCGGAGGGGATCACCAGCCGATCGACCGCCTCGAGGCCCGCGGCGCCGCGGTCGAGGATCACGTTGAAGGCCGTTTGCGCGGCGTTCAGGCGCAGGAGGCTCTGCGCCCGGTAGTCGATCAGGTTCTCTTTCCCGAAGCCCGTCGCCGTCGCGACGGACACGGTCAGCGCGGCCGCGCCGGCGTCGGCCGCGGCGTGCAGGTAGGCCCAGCGGTGCGGCTGCCAGGCCATCGGCTACGCCGCCCGCACCCGGCGGCCGTTCGGATCGACGGTGACGCCGCGGCGACCGCCGAAGCCGAGGCCTGAAGAGTGACCGCCAAGGCCGAGGCCACTCGGGCGCCCGAGAGGGAACCTCTCCAGCGCCTCGACCTCCGCAAGCGAGATTCCGACCGCCTGGCCCCGCAGACCATCGAGGCTCCGCTGACGCTCTTCGAGCTGCCCGATGGCAACCGCAGCCGATCCCGCAGCCGTCGCCACTCGCGAGAGGCTGTCAGCCTGCAAGGAGAAAGCGTCGGTAGCAGCGTCGGTAGACTCGACGACGCCCTCCTGTGTAAGCCGCAGCTTCTCCAGCTCCGCATTCACCGCCGCGACGATCGCCACGTAGCGCTCATCGCTGATCTGCCGGCGCACGTTCGCAAGCTCGGCCTGCTCGAGGATGGCCAGCAGCGCCGCTTCTTTCGCTGCTCGATCCTCGACGGTGATCCCAACCGCCTTGAGCGCGGTATCGAGAGCCGTCGAAGATGCAGCCGCCTCGCGCTGGCTGGCCGTCAAGTTGTTGGTGCTGTCAGAAGCACCAGCGATTGCATTCCCAGCAGCGTCTGCAGTCGCAGCCAAATCGCCATGTGCAGCGGCAGCTTCCGCAGCAGCCTCGCCCTGAGCGTGCATTGCCTCAACCGATGCGTTGGCGGCATCGCGAAACTGCTCCGTCACCGTAACCGCGTTCGCAACCTCAGGAAGGAGCGCCGAAGCAAAGAAATCGCCGGCTTTCTTGGAAACCGAGATCAACCCCTCCAAAGCAGAAACAAGAATCGAGACGACGTTGCCCATCGTCTGACCCAAAATTTCTGCAGTAGGCCCGAACTGCTGCACTTCCTCTCGTGCGCTCCGAACCGCTTCCTCGAAATCACCCGTGCCCGTCGCGCCGGTTGCGAACGCCTCGCCGAGCTCGCCAAGATCATTCTTCAGGCCCGCGAGCTGCTTCCCGAAGTCCTCCGATGCCGCCTCGCCAGCCCCCTTGAAGCGCTCCCCAAGAAGCCGGATGCCCTCTCCGCTTCGCAGCGCTTCGTCGGAGAGATTCGCCAGCTCGGGAGCCACACGCGCAAGGCGTCCGGTGACGCCGTTGACCGTGGCGCCGACCTGCTGCGCGGCCGTGTTCAGGTCGATTCCAAGCGCCGCGGCCAAATCAATCGTCGCCTGCGTTGCTTCCGGGATCTGCGACGCCTGAACCCCGAGCTGCGCAAGTAACGTCTGAACGGACGTGATCTGATCGTCCTGAAGATCGGTCACGCGGGCGATCGCCTGCGCCTGCTCGTTCAACGCACTCACCACGCGCGGCGTAGCGGCACCCTGGCGCTCCAGCGCTTGTGTAAGGCGAGTCTGCCCGCGTTCCGCCTCTGCCGCGGCTGCGAACATGGACCCCACCGCTCTCACGATGCTGCCCGCCGCGTTCACGACGTCACCAGCGGTGATCACAAACCGTTCCTTCAGCTCACTCCCAAGCGACTGAAAGGAACGCGTGATCCGACCAACTACCGGAGACGCCCGGTCCTCCGCGCGGATCTCGGCCGAAACGGTGAACTTCTTGTTTCCCGCCACGGCGGGCGCACCCCCTCTAGCGGAAGATGATCTGCAGCTCCGCGTTGGCCGTGTCGTGCCGCGCTTCCAGCTCGACGTTCTCCGCCGCCTTGCTGCCGAGCTTCGTCTTCTCGACGGAGAGCAGGACCGGCTGCGGAACCACGATCTGCACCGCCTTCACCGGCTGGCCGGTGACGCCGTTGGTTCCCACCTGGAAGGAGAGCTGCGAGAGCGAGCCCGAAGAGGTGACCGCGAGCTGCGTGTCCGCGAAGTCCTCGTCCGAGTCGTCGGTGTAAAGCCCCTCGATCGAGATCTTCGTGACCCGCGAGGTCTTGTCCTTCACGAAGCCCGTCACGGCGTTCGAATCGGCGATGTCCTCGATCTCCTGCTCGAAGCCGAGAGTCAGCTTCTCGAAGCCGCGCGTCGCACCCCAGGCGTGCGCCACGCCTTCGACGATCGGAGGGGAGACGGTGGCCTGCACGCCGTAGGTCAGCGTCGAGGGCAGCGCCGCCTCGGCCACGTCCTTGATCGAACCGACCGCGATCTCGAACGTCGCCTTGGCCGGGCTGCCCGCGGCAAATTCCACCTCCCCCGACACCCGGCAATCGAGCAGCTCGTATCGGACACCGTTGTAGTGCAGCAGCACGGAAACCGGGTTCGGCGCCGCGTAGACGCCGAGCTGGCCCACGCCGCTCCCCCACGCGGCAACCGTGACCCCGAGGCCTTCGAGGAGCGCCAGCAGCCCGGCGATCGGGACGAAGTCGCCATCCGCCGGCGCGCCGCCCGGCGACGCGCGGTTGCCGCAGAAGTCGACCACCAGCTTCAGGCTCTCGACGATCCGCCGCTTGAACGCGCCCATCGGGAGCGTGAGCGAGCCCGCCACCGCCGCCGGCTCCTCCTCGTCGCGCGCGAAGGTGACTTCGATGTTCTCACGCGGGAGCAGCAGCCCCTGCGCCGCGGTGATCGAAGTGGTCAGCCCGTCGAGCGTCGCGTTGTAGGTGCCCTCGCCCGTCTGCGTTGCCACCGCGATGCAATGCGACCCGTCGAACTTCGGCATGCCGAATCCCCCCTACGGCGCGAGGCGCAAGCGCGCCTCGACGCTGAAGAACACCACGTTGCCCACGCGCTCCGTCTCGACGGAGGGCGGCTCCTCGACGGCGTAGACGGCAGCCAGCGCGCGCCACCACGAAAGCGAGGTTGCGAGCGCGAGGTTCGTCTGCATCGCCCCGCGCGTGTACGCGCGCTCGTCGACCGGATCCGCCAGCCGGTGCAGCGACACGAGGTCCACGATGGCCACCTGGTAGAACTCGTTCGAATCGCTGAGCTTCCCCACCGCGTTGACCCGGAGTTGGAAGCGAGAGCCACCAGCCGGGATCGCCTCGTGCTCGTCGAGGTAGTCGGAGTCGAGTCGCGTCGGAGCGCCAGCCCAGAGCGCGACCGCGGCCGCCACCTGGTTGTCGAGGTCGAGCAGCGTCGCCACGGCTACACCACCTTCTCGCAGGTGCAGACGAGGCGAAGCGTCATCACCGCCGAAGCCTCGTCTTCTAGCGGCAGCCCATCCGACACGAAGAGCCGGCGCACGAGGCCGCCGAGCGTCCGGTCGGCGTAGAGCGCCTCGCGCACCGCGTCGAAGCGCTGGTAGACCGCCTCCTGGCTCTCACCATTTGAGACGAAGAGCACGACAACCTCGAGGCGGCGCGTCTCCTGCAGGTAGCCGCCCGAGAGCAGCTCGCTCGTCGCCTGGAGCACGTAACCCATCGCGTGCGGGTACTGATCCGAGGGAATCAGCGAGAGTCCGACGAGCCCGCGCCGCGTGGTCACCGCCGAGTCGGCTGCAACCACCTTCGCGAGCACCGCGTCGATCACCTGGCCCCACTCGCTCACGAGAGCGCCCCCCGCTCCCATTCCGTCGCGAAGATCTCCGGGAGCTCCGCCTCGACGTCCGCCACCGCGGGCCCGAGCCAGGGCCGCGGCGGGTGGAACTGGCCGCCGCCTTCATGAACGGCCATGTAGAGGAGGCCGCTCCCCACCTCGACCGTCAGCGAGCGAAGGCCCGCCTGGTCGACCGCGATCGAGCGGCGCCCGGTGCCCGTGCGCGACGTGATGCGCACCGGGTCGGGCGGCCCGGTCCCGCCCGCGATGATGTGCACCGTCGTAGCCTGCTGCTGGATCCGGAAGGCGCCGCGGAGAAGCGCGCGCCGAATCGGCTCGGGATTGCGGCGCGGGTCGAGCCGCCCGAGCGCGGCCACGAGCTGCCGATCCCCCTTCAGCTTCACCGACACCGCGAGCGGCATCTAGAAGAGCCTCCGGTAGGGAGCCAGGCCGAGGCGCGTCACCTTGGTCAGCTCCCACTCGAGGAACGACGCGGTCCCGCCCGCGTCGAGCACCTGCTGCGTCATGCCGAGGCGCGCCTGCCCCGACACCTTGAACTGGTGCCACGCCGCGATCACCTCGCTAAGCGCCAGCATGGTGAGATCCTTCGGCGGCGTCGCGAAGCCGGTCTGGTAGTCCACCTCGTAGGCGACGCCGCGCGTCCACCAGCGATCGACGCGGCGCAGCACGCGCTGCGTCCCGAAGGCCGACACCTCGAAGGCGTACTCGGAAGCGGAAAGCGTGGCGCCGTTCTCCCGCACTGCGTCCACGTCGCTGATCTCTTGCGAGAGGACGAGGTCCTCGGAGTCGGCGCCGAGCTGGCGCTCGCCGACGATCGACACGGCCAGGAGCGGCCGCCGGCAGTAGCGCTCGAAAAGCCGCGTCACCGCATCGCACAGCAGCGAGAGCCGCGCGTCATGCTCCGAGCTGGTGATTCGCTCGAACTCCTTCACCGCCGTGACGGTCACGAGCGCCGAGGCGCCCGAGGCCACGAGTGCAGGGGAGACCTCGACGTTGCCCGAGAGGTTCCCCGGATCGCCGCTTGCCGAGATGACGCGGGCGTAGAGCTTCCCGCCCGCCGGAACGACGAAGTCGCCCGTGCCGCTCGCCAGCAGCGCAGGCGCGGTGAAGGTGACGGAGAAGCCGTCCCCACCGCCTCCCGTCGCGTTGCCGAACCGGACCGTGCACGAGCCGCCCGGGTCCAGATCCTGCAGGTTCAGATCCGCGCGCGTGACCCGCGTCGCCTCGGCGAACGTTGCCAGCGCGAAGTCTTGCAGCCCGACCAGCGCCGAGAGGTTGCCGACGATCGCGACGGACAGGCGCTCGCTCACCCCGCCAGCCCTCCGCCGCGCGTCGCGCCGCCGCGCTCGCGCCGATCCCAGCCGCCTTCCTGCGTCCGCGCGCCGCCGCCCGCCGCCTCGCGGCAGGCCTCCGGCACGTCCGGCTTCGCGAGCACCTCGTCCCGCGTCAGCCCGCAGTCCGAGCAGAGAGTGAGAACGCCGCTCGCCAGGCTTAGGACCCGCTGGAACTGGCACGCCATCTCTCACCCCCTCGAAAGCGCCTTGGGTGCCCCGAGGAGTCGCCTCCCCGGGGCACCCGTCAGCTCACCCCCTCACCTCGGATCAGGCCGGGGCCAGGACCGCCGCGTCGGTCTTGCGGAAGCAGTCGGTGCGGAGAACCGCACCGTCGCGCCGCTGCATGAACTTCCACAGAACCTGGTGCTTCAGGAAGACGTCCGACGCCTCGGTCGAGGCCTCGACGAGCAGCGCCTCGTCCTCGAGGATCCCGTAGCCCTCGGCGAGGACGCCGACGTACAGGATGTTCGTCGAGAAGGGCGCCACCTCGAGGTACGGGATCCCCTCGACGAGCCCCACGGCGTTGCCGACGTCACCCACCGGGCGAGCCGGGTCGGTCTGGTTCAGCCAGATCGGCCGGCCCGTCGTGTCGACCACGTCGGAGAGGAAGCCCGTCACCGCGGCGTTGCCGAAGAAGAAGACGCCCGGACCGTTGCGCCACTCGGACGGCAGCCCGAGCAGCAGGTCCTTGATCTTCTTCCGCGTGATCGCGCCGCCGCTGCCGGTGACCGCCGTGATGGACGCGCCCTGGATGGCCGACGTCCAGTTGGGCGGAGTGCCGTTCCCGTTGACCGCCGCCTGCCCGTCGCTGAAGACGGCCAGGCGCCGGCTCACCTGATCGGAGAGGATCGTCACCAGCGAGAAGGCCTGCGAGATGTCCGCGAGGAGCTCGCGCGACGCGCGGCACGCCCGCATGACCTTCTTCTTCGTGAGCGTCACCAGCCCGAACGTCGAGTCGGTCTCGCTCGGCGCGGTCGCCTCGGCCGTCGCCGCCACGTCGCCCACGGTCGCCTCGGTCGGCACGTCGAGCGTGTCGGCGGGGCTCGTGAACCGCATGCTGCGCGGCGCGATCCGCTCGTGGGCATCGCGCTTCATGAGGATCACGCTCGCGAGCGGCGTCGGGACGAGGTTCCCGCCCGTCGCGGCCGCGCCCTCGGCGAGCGGCGCGCGCGAGTAGACGGGATCGCTCTCCCGGATGATCCGCTCGGCGCGCGCGTAGTCCTTGTCGACCACCGCCTGCGCCCAGCGCAGCACGAGGAGATCCCCCTCGACCGTGCGGACCTTCCGCTCGGACTCGGGCAGGGTCAGGTACTGCCGCTCCCATGACGGTCGCACCCGCTCGATCCGCTGCGCCTCGACGGCGCCGGCATCGGCCGACTGGCGCGGCTGCGTGCCCGGCGTGGTCGCAAGGCTCCCGCGGTTCACCTGGCCGACGCCAAGCTGCGTGAGGATCTGCCCCACCACCTCGCCCGTCTGGCGCGCGCCGACCGTCGCCAGCTGCGTCATGAACTCCTCGGCCGGCATGTCGCCGATCGAGCGCGGAGTGATCCGCTCGTGCAGCGCCGTGTCGAAGGCGCTCTCTTCGATCTCCACCTCCGCGCCGCTGGCGCGGAGTCGAACCTTGATCTTCATGCTGAAACCCTCCCCGTCACCCGCCGAACCACGTCGGCCGCGATGACGGAACTGCTGCTCTTCATCTTCGATTCGAGGCGCTCGAAGAACTCCGCCGCGGAGATCGCGGCGACACTTCCAGCGCGTGCATGCGAGAGAGCCTCGAGCGCTGCGCGCTCGGGCGGAGCCGGGTCGGACTCTTCCGTCGGCTCGGCAGCAGGGTCGGCGCCGGCATGATCGGCGTCTTCCCGGGAAATGAGCACCGCTTCGAGAGCGGCGATGGCATCGGTGAACGCTGCACGCTCGCCATGGAGGCGCTCGAGGAGCGCGGCCGGAAGCCAGATGCCCGGCAGCCCCTCGCGCTCTAGGCGCTCGAGCGTCCCGGCCTCCTCGGCCCCGAGCACGCCCTGCAGCGCGTTCAGCACGTCCGCGAAGCTCGCGCCCGCGCCGCGCATGGCCTGGTAGCGGAGGCGCAGCTCCGCGTAGAGGTGCTCGAGCTCGCTCTGCGGCTGCGCCTGCGCCTCGGCGCGCCAGAAGGCCCGCACCGGCTCCGGCAGACTCGCATCCTCGCTCCGGCCGATCAGCGCCTTGGGATCGGCGCCCAGCCCGACGATCGAGCCCTCGAGCGCGGTCCAGCGCTTGAAGTAGAGTCCCCAGCGCTTGCGCCCTGCCGGCTCCTTCGCCGGGTCGACGTAGGCCGGGTGATCGGCCGGAAGCGCCGTGCGCGGCACGACGTCCTTCGGATCGGCGTCCCACCGGCCGCTCATGCTGCGCACGTGGCCCTGGCCGATCATGTAGGCCACGTCGCGCCGGATCGCTGCCACGGCGCTCTCGGGTGCGCCGAGGTCGATCTGCGCGCGGTAGCGGATCGCGTGCTCGCTGCGCTTGGGATCCGTCAGGCTCCCCATGGTCATGGTCGGGTCGGCCCAGTGGTTCACGAAGAGCGGCATGCGCGGCGCGGTGCGCGCGCCGGCCACGTGCAAGATGTGCCCGTCGCTCGCCTCGCCATCGGTGAAGAGCGTGACCGGGAAGCTGGCATCCTCGCCCAGCTCGGCGCGCTCGATCTCGACGTTCCGGTTGAAGCGCATCGCCGCCCTCCCCCGCTAGCCGTAGATCCGGCCGCGATCGCCGCCGAAGCCCGAGCCGGGGCCAGGCTGAAGCGACAGTACGACCGCGACCGTCTGCGCCGCCGCCTGGCCAGGCGTAACCCGCGCGCGCACGCTCACCACGTCGTTCACGTCCACGCCCAGCGTGCGCATGAAATCCGCCGGGAAGGGGTTCTCGATCACCTGCGGCAGCGCAGCCGCACGGCTCGGAATCGCCGCCAGCGCGAGCCGCGTGACCGCCGTCCAGTTGCTGCCCGCGTTGCGGCTCATCTCGATCGCCAGCGCCCACGAGCCCGTGCCGCCGGTCTTCCACGCCGTCAGCACGGCGCGCGAGAGCTGATCGAGCGTGAAGAGCCCGAGCGCCGCCGCCGTCTTCGGCTCCGCCGGATAGGCGTTCAACCCCAGCGAGTCGATCAGGTTGAACCCGCCGCCGCCGAGCGTCTGCGGGTTCGTCGTCCCGTCCGTCGCACCGGAGACGAGGAAGAGGCCGAACGGATCGTTCGCCGGGCTTGAAGGTGAGCGGCGCATCAGCCGGCCTCGGGCGTCGGCTCGGAAGCCGCGCCGCGCCGCTTGCCGCGTGCCGGATGCGCCGGCTCGGGCTCCGCCGGCTCGGACTCCGTCGGCTCCTGCGGAATCGGCTTCGTCTCCTCGTCCTCGAAGCGCTGGCGTCGATGACCCATGACTTCAGTCCTCCTCGAGTACCGGTGTCACGAAGCACCGGCAGTTGACTACCTCGTCGGCCGGCAGCGAGTCGTCGCCCGGGTACGCAGCGCGATTCCCCGAGGCCAACTCGAAGTCCTCTTCGAGCGCCTGCACCTGGCCGTCGATCTCGTGGGAGTCGCGCACCGCATCGTCGCGCGACGTGTTCCATTGCTTGCCGGGCACGCCGCCCTGCCGGAAGCCCTCGAGCTGCCCTGACTCGTGCGCCTTCAAAAGCTCCGTCCGCGCCACCGTGCGCGCGCGCTTTCGATTCTGGAAGACGCCCGAGATCCGCTTGGCGAGCTGATCGACGCCCTCGCCTTCGAGCGTCCCCGCGGACAGCTCCTCTCGCAGCCGCGCGAGCGTCACCGCATTCACCTTCGAGACGAGCTGCGCGCCTTGGCGCGCAAGCAGCGCCGCCGCGTGGTCCTTCAGCGTGAAGCCGACATCGCTCCCCACCGCATGCAGCGCCTCACGGCCCGAGGAAGCGAACGCGCGCCGGCGGATCGGCTGCACCACACGCTCGAAAAGCGCGCCCCAGGCGTTCGGGTCGAAGACGTCGGTTGCCGAGACGCGCGCCCGCGTCACCGCGCGAAGCCGCGCGAGCGCCGCCTTGCGCTGCGCATCGAAGACCGTCGCCATCGCCCGCTCGAAGCGAGAGACGAACTGCCGCTCCGCAGCTAGGAGGCGCGCCCAGGCAGCGTCTGGAGAAGTGGCCTCGATCCGCTGGTAGGAAGGGGTTCGGACCGAGGCCGACGGCGCCACCTTGACGCCGCCAGAAATCGCGAGGTCTGCCGCGTCCTCGGGAGAATCCTCCCGCTCCTCGCCGGTGTAGGGCTCGTCCGCCAGCGTCCCCACCGGCAGCTCACCCCAGGGCGCGTCCTCGGGATCCGCGCCGCGGTCACGCAAGACCTGCTGCACGCTGCGCACCTTGTGCACCAGGTCCTGCTGCTCGCGCAGGAGGTCGAAGGTCTTGTCGGGCGCAACGAAGTCCTCATAGCGAACGAAGAGCTGCGGATCGTACTCGCGCGCCAGACCTTCGGTGTAGGCCTCGGCGAAGAGGTCGAGGAGCGGCGCGATCGTGTTCTGATCGAAGACGTAGAGGTTCGTCTCCGCGCTCGCGCGGTTCACGTGCTCCGTCAGCCCCGCGATCGACTCCGGCACGCCGTAGGCCGAGAGGATCTGCTTGCTGCGCTGGCGGTCCAGCTCGACCAGCGCCGCATCGCCACCGTGCGCGTCGAGCACCTCGGGCGAGACGCCGCTCGGCAAGAGCACCGGCAGCCCGCGCAGATCGCCGCGGACCTTGTGGAAGCGGTTTCGCCAGTGCGCATAGAACGCCTTCGCCTGCGCATCGTCGGGCGAAGGCATCGTCACGTCCTTGTCGGCCGTCAGGACGACGCGCGGCGTCGCATCGCTCTCGAAGAACGCGCGGAGGTGATCCGAGAGAAAGCGCAGCGTGTCCCACTCGACCGCCTGCGGACCGAGCGCGCCCATCGCCGTAAAGAGCGTGAGCGGATCCGGAGACCAGCAGCGGATCACGTCCTCGGCCGGCAGCATCGTCTGCCGCCCGTAGCCGTCCGTCACCTTGTAGCCGCCAATCACGCGCTGCGGATCGGAGATCGGCTCGACATTCTGCGGCGGGAGCGGCCAGAGCTCGCGCACGACGCCGATCCCATCGCGCAGCTTCTGCAAGTACCACTCCCCGCACTGGAGGAAGTGGAACGCCTGGAGCCGGGCAAGAAGCCGCCGCGAGAAGATCGGATTCGGCCGGTCGAGCACCTCCTTCGCCACGTGCTCGTCGAGCTGCTCCTCCTCCTGCGTTCCCTCCGCCACGCGCCGGCGCACGAAGAGCAGCGGCTCGATCGACTGCACGCGCGAGGCGACGCGGCTCGCTGCGATCGCCGCCCAGGAGCGCGTCTCCTCGAGGAGGCTCTGTGTACTCGGCTGGCGCCCGAGCCCGCGCAGCGAGACGCGCGGGCCGTGGAACGTGATCGGAGTCTCGGCGCGCTCCGACTCCACGCGCCGCGCCACCAGGTCGTCAACCATGCTGCGCGGCACGTAGAGGTCCCCGAGCTGCACGTGCGCTGCGCTCACGCCGCCGCCTCCCCCGCGTAGATCTCGAAGCCCGAGCCGCGCGAGACGAGCAGCTCCGTCAGCGCCCAGACCAGCGCGTCCGCGCGATCCGGCGAAGCCGGATTCTCGGAGTCCTCGGACCCGGCGCCCTCGTAACCGGTCGAGGTGAAGCCGCAGACCTGATCTTCCAGCGCAGCGAAGGTGCCGAGGTGATGGATTCGAAACTGCTCGTAGAGCGCGCCGATGGGCTCGAAGCGCACGTGTTTCGCGCGGCTCGCGCGCACCTCGATCACGCGCACGCTCCGGTCCCGCGAGCGGATCACGTCCTTCACCATGTCGCCGCCGTGGTTCACCTCGGCCACGATGGCGTCGGCGTCGAGCTCGCGGTGCAGCCGGATCGCCGCGCGCGCCCACTCGTCCGGCGTCCCGCGCAGCGAACGGTCCTCGAGCACGTAGCCTTGCTCGGCGTCCGAGCCCGCACCACGCCCCGCCGCCACGATGCCGGCCTCCGCACTCGTCGCCTTGTGCCCGCCCGGCGGATCCACCGCCACGACGACGCGCCCGAGCTCGGGCAGCTCGGCCACCCGCGCGTCGTCGATCATCGCCAACGTCACGATCGCGCCCTCGATCTCCTCGAGGATCTCCGCATCGAGTTCCTGCCGGCCGAGCCGCGTCCCCTGGTAGCGCCGGATGATCCGGTCGAAGAACGCGGGGGCCAGGTTCCCCCGGTTGTCCACGGTGCGACCCACCGTCGTGCACGTCGCCGGGTCCGCCTTCAGCTCACGAATCTGCCGCGTCGGGCGCGGCGTCGTGGCGACGCCGGCGCGCGGGCCGACCCCCTTCGACGTCTCGAGCCGCAGGCCGAGCAGCAGGTTCTCCCAGGCCTCGGAGTACCGCCACGCCGCCAGCTCGTCGGCCGCCGCCGTGTCGCACTGGGGACCGCGGAAGCGGTCGGGCCGATCGGCCGAGAGGAGCACCGCCCGCGCGCCACCCGCGAAGGTGACGCGCCGCTTCGAGGGCTCGTAGAGCGGCCGGCGGTGCGGCGGGAAGACCGCCAGGAGGCCGCTCTCGCCCTCCACGACGGTGTCGCGGACGTCGGCCGAGGTAGACGCCGCGATCACGAGGCGCCTCGCGCCGCAGCGCTCCACGCGGTAGCGGACCCACTCGCAGAGCGTGCGCGTCTTACCGTTGCCGCGGCCGGCCAGGTTGAGCCACACCGACCACTCGCCCGGCGGCTCGAGCTGCTCGGACCGCGCCCAGCGTTCCCAGCGGTACAGCTCCTCGAGTACCGCGAGGCGCTCGCGCTCGCTGAGCTGCGCGAGGAACTCACGGCGCGCCGCCTTCGGGAGCTTCGCGAGCCTGGACACGATCGAGGAGAGCGTCGAGGGCGTCGATCTCGACGGCATGCTCGATCTCGAGGGGGCCGCCGTCGCCACCGGTCACCGCCAGCCGGTCGCCGAAGCGCTTCGGAAGCATCCGGCCAAGGGCCCACTTGCGCGCGTCGATCCGCACGCGCCGGCTCTGCGGATCGTCCCCAGCGTCGTCCGCAACGTCGAGGATCTCGTCGAAGATCGCCTCGGCCTGCTCTTCGCGAGCACGGGCGTAGGCGGCCGCGAACTCGGGGAACGCGTGCAGCCAGCGAAAGACCGTCCGCCAGCTCGGCATCGCCTCGCCGGCCGCGCGCGCTGCGCGCAGGATCGAAGCGAGGCTAGCGGGCTTCCCGTCGCCGCCCGGGACGCCCTCGACGAGCCGCTCGAGGATCCGGTCGGCCGCCTCCTGGTCGAGCTCGCTCGCGCTGAAGCGCGACACACTCGATCACCCCCTGAGGGCAGCGTGTATCACCAGCGCGGGGGGCTTGTCAGCGCCCCCTCCCGCGGGAGGGGGGATTAGGTTGCACGTGGAACGCTTCAGCGCGCGAGCAGCGTGCGCGCCGTGTCCACGTGCCAGCGCGGCCGCAGCGCATGACCACGGTACGCGACGCGGAAGCGATGTAGCTGCACCCGAAGGCGCTCCAGCCCGCGCTTCGTCGTGCTCCGCCCGAGCAGTGCCGCGAGATCTCGGGTCGAGAGGTACTGCGCCTCGGCCCGAGCCGAGATCGTGGCTCCTGCGCGATCCGGGCTCACGGCTGCTTCACCGCCGCAAGCAGCCGGCGCAGGCGCCGAAGCTCGGCGCGCATGCGCGCGCGATAGCCGCGCTCCGCCTCCGCGTGGTGCGCCTTGCAGTAGCGTTGGCCCGTGCGCGGCGCGCTCTCGCAACCAGGCCGCGCGCACGCCTTCACGCCGGCACCCGCTCGAAGCTCCAGCCGCCGCCCTTGCCACGCCGCACCAGCACGAAGCCCCAGGGATACATGCCCGCAGCCACCCGCAGCCGCACCCGCGCCGCCTCGCGCATGAAGCCCTTCGTCTCGTGGAACTCGAGCACGCCGGTGGCGAGCAGCACGGCGAAGTCCGGCGTGAACCACGTGCCTTCCGCCAGGCGCAGCCGGAAGCCCTCGAAGCTCCACCAGAGCACCTCTCCCGCGCGCACCCGCAGCTCGAGGAGGCGCGCGTAGTCCGCCTCGAGGCCGTTCATCCGGTGCGGCGCGCGGCCCCGCGCCGGAGGCTTCGCCGCAGCGAGCACCGCCGGCGCCACGTGCGCAGGCCGCAGCGCGGAGGCGCCGAGGCCGAGCCTCCGCTCCCGCGCTGCAAGCCCCTCGAGCGTGAAGCCCGAGCGCGCCACGCTACTCGGCCTTCACCCGCGCGCGGATCTCGCGCAGCTCGGCGATGATCGCCGAGAGCGTCGGCACCACCACGCTCTTGCTCGCCGTGCCGTCGGCCTTCTTCTTGCCGAGCTGCACCAGCGCACCTCCCACCAGGCCGATCTGCTGCGCGGTCGTGAACGGTCCTTCGTCCACCATCACGCGGCCTCCAGTGCGCTGCAGCACCACCAGGAATCGAGCGCGCGCCCGTCCGCGGCCTTGTACCGTATGAGAGCACTCGGCATCGCGTTCGAATAGATCGCGAGGCCGATCACCTCGCCTTCCTCGCCGCTCACCACGATTCGGACGCGCTGCCCGAGGCTATAACTGAACTCGTAGCTTCCCATTCGCTCGCTCACTTCGATGGCGCGCGGCCTACACCGCCGCCGGTTGTGCGGCCGAAGCCGCGTTGAAGTGCTCATCGCAGAGCCAGCGCCGCTTGCGCACGCGCGTGGCCGACGCGCCGCAACTGGCCTCTGCGCAGACCTGCGGCTCCTCGGATGCGCGCGCTTCCTCGCGGCGCGCTGCAAGCGCTGCGCTCGTCTCCTCGGCGGTCTCGAACCGCCGCTCGGGCTTCGGTCGATCACGGTCGCGCGAAGCGTCCCGTGCGCCGCTGCGCAGCTCCTGCGCGTGGAAGGCGAAGAGCCGATCCCGCACCGCCGCCTCGAGCGCGCGGCGTGTCGGCTCTACGCCCGCCGCTACGAGCTCGAGCTCCGCAGCGGCGACCAGGTGCGGAAGATGCGCCTCGATCCACGCGCGCGTGGTCGTGCCGGGGGGATCGGGACGGCCGGCAAGGAGGCGAGCGAGCTTTGCCGGATCGATCCCCCGGGTCGGATCCTCCTCGTCCTCCAGAGCGGATCGGGCTTCCGGCGTCTCGGGCTCGGGGCTCGGCTGCCGGTCCGGCGGTGCGGCGGCTCGGCCCTCCGGCGGGTCGGTCCGATCCGGCTCCGTCTCCTCCCCCGCCGAAGGCGAACCCGGGTGCGTGCGCGCCGGCTCGGCGGCGCTCCGATCGGCGTCCCGGGACTCCGCGGAGTGCGCCCCGCCTCCGCGCTCATACTCCGTATTCCTACTCCTCTCGGACTCGGACTCGGACTCGGACTCGGAGGGCGCGGAGTTGCGCGGAGTGACTCCACGAGGCGCGGAGTCCAAGTCTTGCTTTTTCGCGAAGTTGCGAATCCACACGAACACGGCGCCGACCCCGTGCGGGATCGGTGAAGAGGCGGTGAGCAGGCGGTGCGGATCGGTGACGACCCGGTGAGCGGTCGGTGCCGGTCCGCACGGGATCGCAGCCGGGTCGGTGGAGACCTGGTATCCGACCCCCTCGCAGAGCTCGACGAGGGCCCGCACGCCGAAGGCGTGACGCTCCTTCCCGGTGATCGAACGGACTGCCGCCGGGGAGAGCGCGACCACGTCCCGGGTCTTCCCCGCGTGCGCCTCCCGGGCGATGCGCCAGAGCTCGACGAGCATCCCGCGCAGCTCGGGCTGCGCCCAGGTGGCGGCGATCTTGCGGTGGGTCGCCACCGTCAAGTGAACCCGGACATGCGGCCGCACGCGCAGCCGCGCTTCGTCGCTCGGATAGCGCTTTCGCGCCACGCCCCACCCCCCGTCCGGCTGGTTGGCGGCGCCGCGGATGCTCTTCGGTGGAAGAGCCTCCTCCCCGCGCGGGACCCGAGATCGCGAGGGGAGGAGTTGGGTGCCGACGGCGCCGCCGAACCTCGCTTTAGTGCGCGGCTGCGCCCTCGTGCTCCCCGTCGCCCTGGCCCTCGTCGCGCGGCGTCGGGTCGAAGCCCAGCTCGAGCTGGCCCTCGTCGCCGATGCGCAGAT